TCAGCTTTTTCTGGGTTTTTTAATTTTGCCATTTTTTTATTTTATCTTAACCTATCTTTCATAACAACGCCCTGCCCTCTAATAGTTATATGACGTTTTTTTGCTACAGGACCACCCTTACGTAATTTATTGGAAACCATAATAGGTTTACCTTTTCTATTTGGATTTGGATCTTTTTTTCTTTTACGTGCAACTAATTTAGCTCTTTCCTCTTTAGACATACCTTCAGCTTTTTTGCGAGGCAAACATTTGGGCTTACCTTCTGCTTCTTTTTTGCTGCCACATGATCCTAGTATAGATCCGTCAGCCCCAATTCTTACCCAATCCTCATCTAGCCACGATTGAAGCTGCCCCATTACCTTAACCTATCTTTCATGACAGCACCCTGACCCCTAATGACAGGGCCTCCTTTAGATTTTTTTGTTCTTTTAGACTTTTTTGCGTAATTTGGGTCTTTGCAATATTTTGATGCAGCAAGATTAGCATATGCGCTTGGGTAAACATCAAAAGTTCTTTTTGCCCAAGCTTTACCTTCAGGACAAATCTTACCTTTACTTTTTACTTTTTTAGCCATTTAACAATCCCAATCTCTCCTAGCCCAATAATTAGCACTACATCTGTCTGTAGTACCACCCATACCTTTACTTCTGGCACAGTATGATTTTTTTCTAGCTTTATTATTTTTGTGCATGCCGAGTTTGGCATCACCAAAGGTTATACGTTTGACCCTAGAGCCTTCACTACTACAGCCTTTTACAAAAACTTCTTTACGCTTTTTACCATAACCAGGGCTACCTTTTCGAATAGCCCTTGGTCTGTTAAGGGTTACTTTTTTGCCTTTGTATTCGGCCATAAAATTAAAATCTTATGAATGAAAAACAGTTACTCTATCTATATTGCTTAATACGACATGAATACCGTCTTCAAACAAAACACCTGAATCTGGAATATTCATGGTTTCAGTATCGTTTGCGTTACAAGGAGCAATAAAGATAGTAGAACCTGTAACAGAACCGTTTCTGAATGTTACGGTACCGTCAGAAGATCCTCCTGTGATTATAAAGCCCCTCAATCTTGAACGGCTAGCTTGTAATACTGCTCCGCCTGTCGCGGAGCTAGTACTTGTAGCTGTTTTTACATCTGAACCTACGATTCTACCTGCCATTGTTTATCTCCTATCTTTCGCAAATTACGTTTACGTAATCAATCGTCATAGTTTTAGCTGCTGCTTCACCATTTTGGATACCAAAAGATACTGTAAGCTCTTCATCATCAGGAAGGTTGGTATTAACAACACCTACTGGCTCAGCTGAACCTATAAAATAAGAAACTTGTGATGTGTTTGGATCAATAAAGAAACCAACAGTTACAAATGTATCATCAGCTAATGTAGTGACTGCTGATGTAGTTGTATCAGTACCATCTTTTTCAATATGAAAATCTAGGTTAGTGTCACCGTCATCTTTTAAGAAATAAACACCGTCAGACACAGCCAAAGGCGTTGTATCGGTTATTTGTAAACCTATAACAACATCAGATTGTGTTGCATCACTTACTTTGAATCGTGCTTCAAAGAAAGCTCTTTTGCTGCTGCTTAGTTTGAATGACTCACCTTTCAATTGTAAAAAGTCTAAGTCATTATCGCCTGCTGCGTTAGTAAGTAAAAGCTGACCTCCAGCTCCAGAGGTCAAAGCCTCAGTAGCAGAGCCTGTTCCAGCTTCGGTTGTAGTGATAGTAAAATCACCAGAATTGTAAGTCATAAAATCATTTGAATATTGATAAAATAACGAACTTGATGGATTTACCAAAAACATAGGAACATCTTTCTTATGCTTGGTTGCTACAGTATTACCTGCGTTTAATATTAAGTTTTGAAAATGTGGATTAGCCATTATGAACTCCTTTATATTTGTATTAATGGAAACCGTTAACGGCCCTCATTAAGCTAATTAACAAATTTCAGTTTACTATGAGGCTTGTTCCAAAGCAATAGGAAGAGATTCTTTTGCTTTTAGTATTTTATTACGTGCCTCAACTAAGGCCTCGTAGGTCTCTTTGATGGTTGGATCTTTGCCAAAGTGATCCAGCATGTCCGCTCCCATCATTTCAATTAAAGATTGTGTTGTAATTAGCCTACCGCTTATATCTTGAATTTTTTTATCTGTTGACATGTTATTGAACTCCTTTTTTTGCCGTATCCCATAATTAGCTGCTAAATCAACATTAATCAGCTTTTTCTCTAAATCGGAATAACTATTCCAATCTCTTATCTGCTCTAAAGTTCTACCGCATCCTGCACATTGCTCTGCTAAGCCATACGTAGTAGTGCAAACACCCGTACAGGGGTTTTGAGATAAAGACACGACATCACAAAGAATGTTCATGCATAAATTCTACATATTTTTATACTGAATGTAAATTTAGAGGAAAAAAAGGGGGCGGTTAAGCCCCCTAGGTGGTTGTAAATGAGTTATAAACGCTACAACCTATCGTTCATTAAGCCCCTTGAGAACCGTAAACAGCTCTGAAGTTAGAATATCCGAATGAATATCTTTCTCTAGCCTTGTATCGCATGTTGCCAGTATCGAAGTCACCTTCTAATGCAGTTTGCATTGGAGATCTTTCGAAGTACTTAAATCCATCAGGACAGTCTGTTTTCAAGAAGAAAGCATCTGTATCTGTTAGATAGTGGTTTACAACATAGCCATCAGGCAACATACCAGTATTTCTAATTGCATTGATGTCATTGTCAGAAGTTCCAACTCTACCTGGAGATTGGAGAAGTCTGTCAGCAACGAATTGCAATTGAGGTGGTACGATTAATTTCATTCCTCTTAAAGCAATATTAAGACCTCTATCATCAGTAAATGTAGAGATATTAATTAATGCATCTTCAAGAGAAGTTTCATTAAGGTCCGCCATAGTAGTTGCTCTATTTGCTAAAGTACCGCCACCCCCAAGAGGGTGAGAAGTATTGATTAAAGATACACCATCGCCACCAGCTGTAGAGAACGCATTGTTCAATACAGACGCAGCTTTGATTTGCTTAGTATTAGCCATAGATCTAGCTAATGCTTTTGTGTATCTTGCACCAAGACGATCATAAAGATTATCTTCGACAGCTTCTTCTGTTAGCGCGAAAGCTAAAGCAACTGTTTCGTGGGTATAACGAGAAGTGTAACCTTCGTTAGCATTGTCAAATCTGACTCCGCTACCTTCAGCTTTTACTTCAGCATTACCGAACCCAACGATTAAAGTTTCTTCTTCAAACGCTCTATCAGAACTCTCTGTTTCGTAGATTTCTGTATGTTCTGCTTCGTATCTAGCATATTCCATACCGAACAAAGCATTAAGACCTGGCTCTAATTCTTTCGCTAATTGCGCTCTATTAATTGCCATTATTTATACTCCTGTAGGATCGACATAGAAATGCTCATTAAATTTAACTATAACATTCACGTTAGCTGAGCCTGTTGTGCTGTTGTCTGGATCAGAGGAGAATCCCATAATTCTGAAAGTTGCAGTTGTTGCAGCAGTTGTGCCTGATAATTCTACAGCTGACATACCAGTTTTGGTAGAGCCAGAAGTATAAGAAATATCTGCATTTAAGCCTACATCAGTCTGCGCTGGAGAACCTGCACTCTGAATTTCAAATACAGCATTAGGGTCATCTATTACGAATGCCTTGATATCGGACGATACAGTACCATCAGGATAGTGAGAACTAAAAACAGTTTCACCTGAAGAGTTTGTAAAAGTACAACCTCTAAACACACCTAAGGCTTCATCACCAGCAGCAGCTACTAAAATAGTACCTGTATTGGTCATTTTTACTAAATCGCCTGAAAAAATATTCCCAGAAGCACCTGAGGCTATTTCGTATTCTGTAACCCCACCCACTTGTGGAGAAGAACCTAATTTACCTACAACTCTTGCTCCAAAGGGTGCATTTTTGTTAGACATAATAAGTTACCTATATTATTTAAAATTTATATTTGGTAATCAGCTACGCTGACCACCGCCAAAAGTTACTTTACTACTTCTCTCTGGTTTTAAAATCGGAGAGTTTGGATCTGATTCCCTTAAAAGATCGTTATCCACAGCATCTTGCTGGGTATGCGCACGATTTTCAAAGTAGGAGTTTCTTTCCTCGCGCGTTTCATTAGGAATCTTCGCCAATAGCAAACCACCAACCGAAACAACTCCTGCGTGTTTACCGTCATCTAAGGTAGGAAGTTCGAATCCATCTAACTCTTCGGCTCTTACAAGGTCGAAACCTTCTCGCATCCTAGAGGTTACATTTTTTCTATCTTCATTACCTACGAGTTCAGCTCGTATCCACCTGTAAGTGTACCCTTCAGGTGCAGGAGGAGTATCCAACATTGATGGCGGACTCCAAGGTTTGCGAGCAACTTTTTTTGCTCGAGTGTCTGCAGAACGTGGGGTTCTGTTTAAATCTTTTTTATCTTCTGTCATAGTTTTACCTTTTAACATATTTAGCGTACTCGCCAAGCGGTACGTTTAATCTTTTAGCCATTTGAACTTCAGATGGTGACAATTTTACTTGTCTTTTATTGGACGCTGTATTACCAGCAACCCTACCTGCTGAAGCCACCTTTTGTTGAGGCTTAGATTTAACAGAAGATTCGTTAAACTTCTGTGGGAATTCTACACGAATTCTCTTATCAATCTCACTATAATATTCTTCTGTCCCCAAGTCAAAGCCTTCTTCCTGCAATTGATTATGAATTGCATAGGCAGAAACAGTCATTATTTCGTCCTCACCAAACCATTTGTTTTTTTCAACCCATTTTTTATCAGTCTCAGCTAGTTCTACATCTTGCTGAGGTTGTGCCTGAGCTTGTTGTTGAGGTTGTACGTAATCTTGATAATTAGCTTGTTGCTCTTCCTGGACATTCATCTGTTGTTCAAGCTGAGCTTTTGATACCGTTACTTTGTTTTCTTCTACTGCTATTTTTGCAAGAACTTCTTGAGCTTTTGCAACCTTGTCATAGTCAGCAACTTCATGCGCATTTTTTAATGCTGCAAGAGCCTGTTGCTTTTGAGAGTTTAACCTGCTTTCGGCTTCCTGAAGATAAGATCTATCTAAAGTTGAAGATCTAGTTTTTAACTGTTGATTTTCTTCAGACATTCTTTTTGCATATTCATATGCAGACTCTTGGCCTCTTTCAGCTTCTCTTAATTTACGAGTAAGTTTGCTAATTCTTTTTTGAACCTTTTCAGAATAATCTTCTAATTCATCTTGAGATTTTTCTGCTGGTTCACTAGAAACATCCTCTATTGCCTGTTGAGCTTCAACATCCACCTCTCCAGCTTCTGTTGTTTCTTCTTTTGGCGCTAAATCAGCTATCTTACCGCTAGGCTTTTCTTCAGGTAAATCTACCTCTACAACTTCGCCTTCTTCAACTATTTCTTCTTTTTTTGCCTCTTCTGACATGATTTCTCCTTATACTGCAAGGATATCGTTAGGATCTAATATCGTGGCTATAACTTCATCATCGTTAATGATCCTACATTCAGATTCATCACCAAGCTTGAAGCGAGCGCCAGCATACCGCCCTATCAACACCCATTGTTTTTCCTGGCACCAAGCTTCAGTAAACTTACTAGAATCTTTGTAGCAATCAGGACCCATTTTGACAACATAACCTACAACAGTCGCAAGTGATTCTCGATCTACTTGAGATTGAACTAGATGTATGCCACCTTCAGTAACACCTTTACCCCTATATGGAAGAATAAGTATTCTCCATCCAGTAGGTTGAGGCATTCTTTCTAAAATTGATTTATCTAAAAGAGTTGGATCTAAAACTCTTGCAGCTTCTTCCACATAAGGAAGTGTGCTTTCAGGAGCCTTTTCTTCTTTTTTCTCTTTTGGTTTTGTTTCGGTTTGTTTGGATTCTTCTTCTATTGCTTGAGCAACATGGTCAGGTACGTGTATCTTCGGCATCTTCTTGTATTTTCCCTAGCAGCTCCCTATATGAATTTTCTGCGTCAACGAGAGAGCTGTAACGTCCACACAGATACTGATATTGCGCAAAATCCTTGGTACCAGCCAAGATTGTATCTCTTACGCTTTCTTTTTGAGCCTCAATTTCGTTTAAAAATTTTTGGCTAATCCAAACAACCGACACTTAGTAAATGCCAGAAAACTTGCCGCCAAATTCAGCAGCGCCCATACCTCTACTTTTACCCTTACCCATTCCTGGCTTAGGTTTTGTATCGGCAACGAAAGTTCCTGCATCTGTTTTCAGAGGTACAGAACCTTTGTTACTGTAAGGATTTTTATTTTTCATTACAGTTGGAGTTTTTTGTTGTTTGATATCAGTTCTTTTTATCATGCTGTTTATTATCTTGGTTAAATAAATTATTTGCAAGTTTTTATTTTCCTTGCCCTCTATATTTCTTGCGTGTGTTTTTTTTATTGGTTCCTGATCCACCGCTTAACTTACTGTTACCGATAGATGTTTTTTTCTTGACGTGGTTAACTTCTTGCTTGATCCAACTTTTCGGCATTTTCTCTTTTTAGCTTTCTTTCCTGCATCAACAATTTTAATTCATGCCAACGATAAAACTGTTTGTTAACATGATCCCAGAACAACCCTTTGTTATTTGTTTTTGTTTTCTGCATCCATTAATTTAAATCTAGCTTGCTGTTGCAGTCTTCTAATAGCAGTATCATTCCTCATATCCGCTATATCTTCTTGAGTATCAATTCTCTCACGATCAACATTAATTCTTTGTTGAGCCTCAGCAGCTTTTCTTTGTTCTTCTGCAATAAATTGTTGTTGCTCCATAGATAACTCTTGTCCTTTTAGAGCAAGCTCTTGTTTCCTAATTGATACTAGAGGATCTTCATCTTCAGGAGATCCAATTTTTTGATTGTATTCTACTAACAACTCAGCAAGTATTGGTGCTGAGAATTGAGCAAGTATATCACCTGCTTGTAAAGCAAGATTTTGTGCCTCTTCTGGAGATGCTTGTTGTGCTTGTTGTTGCAATTGTTGGAACTGTTGTAAAACTTCGGGTGGCATTTGTTGCTCAGCAAGTATATCTGCTTTCATTTGCAAGTGCTGCATAATGTGTGAATGTATTAATGCTTGAACCTGAGCATTCATTTGCACAGGTGGTGTATTTAACAAAGACATATGTACTGCAATATGTGCATCATGATTTTGTTGTGGAAACGCTTGAGCAGGATTACCTAACAATAATTGATTGTTTTCAAAACCAGCTTCCATCGGTAATGGTTCTGTAGGAGGTGGTGGTGTTAATATCTGGTCAATATTATCCACACCTATCGCTGCATACATTCTTTTGTAAGCTTCGTAAGTACCGTTAGGTCCATGTACTTGTGGGTTAGATTGCACTAAGGCCATCATTTCTTGAGCCATAGCTATTCTTTGTGACTGACTAAATATATCTGGATTTGATATAGGAAAGATATCTACCTTCTGATCGAAGTCTGATAATTTAATTGAGGTTTCATTATTTGCTATCGCATAAGGATATTCTGGCGGTAGATATTCTTGAAATACATCAGCCAGTAACCTAAATTCTTTTTTCTGCGAGTTATGTAATCTTTTGTGTATTGCAGATAAAACTTTTGTAGATCTTTCCAATAAAGCTAATGTTGTACCGACAGGTGCATTTGGATTACCTTGACCTGTATTTATTTCTGCTATTGATGCAAATCTTTGACCAGAATCAACCAAGATATTAAGTAAGCTAAGTAATGTACCACTTGGTTCTTTAAACGGTAACGGTTGTATTGAATCTCTTAATGACCCACCAGGAGCATCAACATCTCTAAATTCTCCTGGTTGTATAGGTGTATCTTCATCTCTAATTCTGATACCCCTAGTTTTGAAACCAGCAGGTAAGTTCGCTAAAGTTCCAGCATCAATCAACTGTCTCATAATTGATGTAGAAGCTTTTGATAGACCACCAATCATATGAGTTAAACCAAAACCGTAGAATCCTAATCCAGGTAAGAATTTAAAATGAACAAAGTACTCAATTTTATTTTTTAACTCATCATCTTCTCTGTAGTTTCTTCTTACAGATAAAACTTCATTTGAATTAGCATCTATGGTAACTATGTAAGGTAACTTAATTCCTGTAAGTTCTCCGTCTTCGTCCATATCTTCAAAACCATCTAGCTCTAAATTACAATGCACTTCGTAAAGTACAGACACTTCACCGTCATCATAAGAAGGCTCCATACCTGAAAGTTTTTCTATCTCTTCTTTAACGCCAGAATAATTTTCCGCGTCATCACCAGTTCCAATATTTATTTTTCTATAGAATCCTAATGCTTGTAATTTTCTAACTTCGTTTTCTGATATCTTTACAACATTTGTAATTCTAGGACATGACTCTAAGTCGGTTGTGAAGTATGGAACAATTAAATCTTCTGGAGCAATAAACTTAGATACTGCTCTGCCTAAATTTTCATCATAGTAAACTTTCTTAAATGCTGATCCTGCTAACGGCAAATAAAATAATAGTTGATCTAATTCTTCATCAAACTCTTCCATAACGTGAGTTATTTGATAGTTCATAAATTCTGAAACACGCTGAGCTTGTTCTTCAGCTAGAGAATCATATGCACCTATGACTTGTGTTTTTACTGGACCACCTGAGGGTAAAAGTTCTTTGTACGCTTGAGCTTGAAAGGTTGTTACAGCCTCACCTAATAATGGATGTATTACACCTGAAGCACCTTCAAAAGGCTCAGACCTTTCGGCATCAAACCGCATCCCCAAATATTCTAAACCGTCTTTATAAGTTTTTTCCCAATCCTCTCTAGAGGCTTTATCTTTTTCAATACCAGCAATTAATTCGTTTGATATGTTTGCTAGTTGTCGGTCATCTAAAACTTCGGCTAAATTTTCATCAAAACCTGTTTCTACTTCTTCAGTCATGGTTTCGCCTAAAATAGCGCTACCATCTTCTTGCATTTCAAAACCCTCGGTGCCTGAATCCATAATTGCTTCAATAGCAACCTTCATGTTTTCTTGACCAAGCGGAACTTGATTTTGTTCGTTTAAAACCGTTGGATTTATGTCTTTTTCAATTGCCATTAGTGTAATACTCTTTCTTTTTCTTCGTATACAGTAGGAGCCACAAATGCATCAACTAAAGTTCCAACAATTTTGATGTTACAGCGTTTTGCTTGCTCTTCTGCTTGTTCCCAAGTTCGGGATATTATGTAGGGTCCACAATATACTTTGCCATCTTCTTCGTATTCAGTAAGAAATATTAACATCATTTTAATAGTATACCCTCTTTACAGGTGCTTTCTCTCTATCCTCATAATCGTCATCAAGAGAAACTAAACCACCCTCTCTAAATCTCATTAGAGCTTGAGTCATAGTATCGCATAGGTCATCATTTTTACCAAAAGGAAATGAGGCACATTCCTCAATCATCTCATCAGCAAACTTTTTAGGGGGTGCATACACTAATCCTGACTCAAAAATAGGTGCAACTGAATGCATCCTTGTAGATTTATCATGACCTCTTGTTGGTGAATAATTAACCACAGGTATACCTAGTCTTCTAAGTTCGTGTGTCAAAGGTGTCCCTGATGCTTTGGCTTCAATCAATACCATATCAGGATCCCAATATTGATATTCTTCGTAAGCCACTCTTTTTAGTTCTGGGAAATCCCAACGGTCCTTTTGCGCATCTAACAAAATGATGCAGTCAGGAGAATCGGGTGTAGGTTTAAATACACCCCACGTTGAGATCGCTGAATAGTCTGCTGTTTCTTTTTTACTAAAAGCCGTATCGTAACTTTGAATGATGTAACTAACTGGCGGTAAAGCTTCACTTTCCCATTCATTCCACCACTCTCTTTTTACAATAGATCCTTCTTCAGAGGTAGGTGTTTGCATCCATTGTGCATTCCATTTCTGCACAGGCAAAGATGCTTTTACCTTTTCTAATTCTTCTAAAGACCAGAATCCAGGCCATAAAGGATTGTTAGTATCAGGGAATATTGCTGGAAACTCAACCACTTCCCATTGATCTGCCGAACTTTCTTTTTGTGCGTCTAACAATTTAGCCGTTAAATCAATTGAGCTCCAACGCGTCATCACTAGAATGATGGCTCCGCCAGGTTGCAAACGCTGTCTAGGTCCAGATGTGTACCACTCCCAACAGGCTTCCATAGCTGTTGGACTCAACGCATCTTGTTCTGAATGTGGGTCATCAATAATTAATAAGTCAGCACCACGACCTGTAATCGCTCCTCCCACACCTGCTGCGAAGTATTCGCCTCCTTTGTCAGTTTCCCAACGACCCGCTGATTTAGAGTCTGCTCGTAAATCTACTTTTGGAAATATTTGTTTGTATTCTTCGCTGTCCATCATGTTACGAACTTTACGACCAAACCTTACTGCTAACTCTCCTGTATGCGTTGTTTGCATAATTTTTCTTTTAGGTTGCTTACCCATAATCCAAGCTGGAAAGTAAGTAGAACAAAATTCAGACTTAGTATGACGTGGTGGCATATTAATAATTAAACGGTTGCATTTACCACTAGCAACGTCCTCTAGTTTTTGCGCGAATATTTTATGATGACGGCCACAAATAAACTCTGGCCACATGTGATTAATAAAACCTAAAAATGTTTCTTGACAGCCTTGTTGTTTTTTTAATAATTCAAGACGTTCTTTGAGGATAAGAGTTTCTTTGATCTCTTGATCGGAAAGATGTGCTAAGTTCATAAAGCAGCTA